ACCTGATCATGCTTCGCAAGATGAAGCTGGCCGATCTGGCTGCGCTGGACGGCGCGGTTTCCTATATCCGTCTGTGGAAGCTGGGGTCGCTCGACCACCGCATCCTGCCGACCGAAGCGGCGATCGCCCGCCTGGCCGACATGCTGATGAACAATGTCGGCGGCGGCTCCATCGACCTGATCTGGGGGCCGGAACTCCAGCTCCAGGAGACCTCGACCGACATCTCCAAGTTCTTGGGCGAGGAGAAGTACCGCCCGATCCTGAACAACATCTTCGCCGGACTGGGCATCCCCCCGGGACTGACGGGCCTGCCCGCCCCCGGCGGCTTCGGCAACAACTTCATCAGCCTGCAAACGCTGGTGGAGCGGCTCCAGTACGGGCGCGACCTGCTGATCCGCTTCTGGTCCAACGAGATCCGCATCGTGCAGCAGGCGATGGGTTTCCGCTTGCCCGCCCAGGTGGTCTTCGACCAGCAGACCCTGACCGACGAGGCGGCCCAGCAGCGGCTACTGATCGACCTCGCCGACCGCGGCCTGATCTCCGACGAGGCCCTCCAGGAGCGGTTCGGCCTGATCCCCGAGATCGAACGGGTCCGCACCCGCCGCGAGGCCCGCATGCGCGCCAACGACAACCTGCCCCCGAAGGTCGGCCCGTTCACCTCCGACACCAAGGAGGCGGTCAAGAAGATCTTCGCCCAGAATGGCCGGATGACCCCCGAGGATTTCGGCATCGAGGCCACCGGCAGCCCGCCCGTCCAGCCCGGACAGAACCCGTTCGCCGACGAGCCGAAGGGTCAGCCCGGACAGGGGCGCCCGCCCGGATCGACCGACACCCAGCCCCGCCAGCGCCGGGAGGTCAAGCCCGAGAAGCCCGTCCAGGCCGAGCACGCCGCCGCCTTCGTCTGGGCCGATTCCGCCCACCGCCAGGTCTGCGAGTTGACCCAGCCCGCCTACCTGAAGAGCATCGGCAAGAAGAATCTGCGGGAGGCTTCCGCCGAGGAGATCGAGGCGCTGGAGGAGTTCCGCTTCGCCGTGCTGTGCCAGTTCGCTGTCGGCGAGGAGATCACCAAGGAGAAGCTGCGGGAGGTGCTGGCGAAGCCGATCACCGTGCCCGCCCCCGTCCAGGAGCTGCACCGGCAGACCCTCGCCCGCTTCGTCGCCGCCAAGGGATCGACCCCGTCCGCCGAGGAACGCCGCCGCATCGAGGCGTCTGTCTACGCGGTCTATTCGGTCATCTGACCCCCCTCCCCGGTGTAAAAACCCGAGGAGGCACACCACACCATGGAAATCGTCGTTTATAAAGCGGAGCAGGAAGCCGGTCTGGAATCCCAGATCCGCGCCAACGCCTCCGTCGCATGGCAGTCCGATGTCCAGCTGTGCGAGGCCTTCGACCTCGGCGGGGCCAAAGCCAGCCTCCTGCCCGAGCATGCGGTGGCCGAGAACAAGAACCAGATCGACCTCCACTACTTGCGCACCGTCATGGTCAGCTCGGCGTGGAACCTGAACGACGACGTCTTCACCCCCGAGGAGATGTGGTTGGCGCGGGCGACCCCCGAGGACAAGCCGTTCAACTACATGCACGAGCAGTCCGACATCATCGGCCACATCACCAACGCCGTCGCCGTCGACGAGTCGATGCGCCCGATCCCGGAGGACACCCCCTCCGACAAGCTGCCCGAACACTACCACATCGTCACCAACGCCGTCCTCTACAAGTTCTGGGAAAAGCCCGAACTGCAAGAGCGGATGAACAGGCTCATCGCCGAGATCGCCGACAACAGGTGGTTCGTGTCGATGGAGGCCCTGTTTTACGGCTTCGACTACGCGCTCAAGACAGCCAAGGGCTGGCAGATCATCGAGCGCAACGACAAGACGGCTTTCCTCACCAAGCACCTGCGCGCCTACGGGGGCAAGGGCGAATTCGAGGGTAAAAAGCTAGGCCGCGTGTTGCGGCGGATCGTGTTCTCCGGGAAGGGACTCGTCAGCAAGCCCGCCAACCCGGAAAGCGTAATCCTTGAGGCCAGCAAGGCTTCGGGGTATGAACTTCCCAGAGAGGAGACTCACACCATGAGCGCAGAGATCGAGACCATCCAGGCCGAAGCCGCCGAAGCGAAGGCCAAGAGCGAGAAGCTGGAGGCCGAACTGGCCGCCGCCAACGAGAAGCTGGCCCAGGTCGAGGCCGAGAAGCGCCTCGCCCGCCTGACCGCTTCCGTCGCCGACAAGCTGGAAGCAGACGCCGCCCAGGCCCTGGCGATCGCCACCGCCCTGTCCGGCCTGACCGACGAGGCCTTTGAGGCCGCTGTCGCCAGCGCCAACGAATACATGGCCGCCAAGCTGGCCGCCTACAAGGGCCAGGCCGACAAGGCCAAGGCAGCCGAAGACCTGACCGCCACCGTCGAGGCCCTCAAGGCCCAGGTGGAGGAACTGAAGAAGATCGCCGCCGAAATCACGCCCGCCCCCAAGGGTCTCGGCGAAGCCAACCCGCCCAAGCCCGCGCCTGTGATGTCCATCCCGATGGACAAGGGTGCGGTCCCCCCGGAAGCCGCCCCCGTGGTGGCGACCGTTCTTGAAAACGTGATCCCGAGCGATGAGCCGGCCCTCGCTGGGACCGTGGCCAACCAAAGTGTCAACAAGGTGGCCGCTCAGATCGCTGCGTTCTTTGGCGCAGATGACGCTGAGACCAAGATCGAAGCCGAGTAATTTTCTCACCCACAAGGAGACGAGAGAGATGGCCCTTAAACCTGATCGTCACATTCTGGAGACCGACATCTCCCTCGTGTGCAATGATGTCCACGAGAAGGGAGCAGTCCTGGTCTACAGCACCGCTGGTAGCGGCACCGCGCTGTACACGCCCGGCGTTGCCAACGTGGCAGCCAACCCCTCCGGCAAGGTGCCCGCAGGCGTCAGCCTGGCGGCCTTTGTCAACATCGACCAGACCCGCCAGAAGAGGAACTTCCAGCGCGACGAGCAAGTCGTGGGCGAGAAGGCTCCCCTGCTGAAGAAGGGCTGGATTGTCACCGACATGATCGTGTCCGGCCAGGCCGCCTCGATCGATGCCGGCGTCACCGCCTACCTCGGCGCCAGCGGCAAGCTGACCACCGTGGCCAGCACCAACCCGAAAGTCGGCCAGTTCGCCAACAAGGTGGACGCCGAGGGCTTCGTGAAGGTCTACATCGACCTTCCCGCGGTCTAATCCGGTAACCTCTCAAGGAGATCAATGAAATGAAGAAGCCCAGTGATGAGATGGTTGCCCTGCTCCGGCGTGCTGGCGACCACGGTTTCGAGACTGCCAGCGCGGCCCAGGCCGAACTGGCGAAGGCCCTCACCCTGCCCCTGCGTCAGGGCATCCTGAAGGGTGACATCGTCAGCGGCATCTACCAGCCGATTTACTTCGCGCCCGGTACCGCTGTCGAGTTCCCCCTCGACTTCCTCGCCCCCGGCACCGAGAAGGACTTCGTGGCCTACACGGTTCCTGCCCAGGGTCGGATTCCCGAGAAGCATGTGAGCGGCGACTTCGTGATGGTTCCGACCTACGAAGTGGCTGACTCCATCGACTTCGCCCTGAAGTACGCCCGCGACGCCCGTTGGGACATCGTCGGTCGCTGCATGCAGGTGCTGGAAGCGTCCTTCGTCCGCAAGATGAACGACGACGGCTGGCGCACCATCCTGTCGGCTGGCCACAGCCGCAGCCTGACCGTGTACGACAGCGCCGCCACCCCCGGCCTGTTCACCAAGCGTCTCGTGGCCCTGATGAAGACCATCATGCGCCGCAACGCTGGCGGTAACAGCACCTCGGTGAACCGCGGCCAGCTGTCCGACCTGTACGTCAGCCCCGAGGCCCTGGAAGACATGCGCTCCTGGGACCTCAGCCAGGTTGACGACTTCACCCGTCGGGAGATCATGCTCTCCGGCGAGGGCAACGGCGAGTACGGCCTCACCAAGATCTTCGGTGTCAACCTGCATGACATCGACGAGTTGGGCGTCGGCCAGGACTACCAGTCCTACTTCGTCGACACCCTCGGCGGCACCCTGGACTTCGGCACCGGCAACGACGAGAAGCTGGAGCTGGTGGTCGGCCTCGACCTCACCAAGGACGACTCCTTCGTGATGCCGTGGCGCCAGGAGATTGAGGTGTTCGAGGACCCCACCTTCCATCGCCAGCGTCGCGCCGGCTTCTATGGCTTCGGCGAGTACGGTTTCTCGATCCTCGACAACCGCCGCGTTCTGCTGGGCGCCCTGTAACAACAGGCCCGACAACGGAACCCACGCGAGGGCAGCCGCAAGGCTGCCCTTGCCCTTTATAAGGTGTAAATTCCGGTGGAGGACCGCGCAGAATGAACGCCTACCGGATAGTCACCCGTATCCAGGACCAGGATGACTTTAGCGGCGTACCGCAGTCCGGCCAAGTCGTTTATTTTGATTCCTCCTCCGGCAAGTTTGTTCCCGCCGACCTCCTGCCTCTCATCCCCCCCGTGGGCAGGACCCTTGCTGGCTTAACGGACGTTCAGGTGGTGGCCCCGTCGGGCAATGACGTCCTCATGTACCGCTCTGGCGATCAGAAGTGGATGAACGAACACATTCTTGACGGAGGCAACTGGTAGTCATGGCAAACACGATCAGGATCAAGCGCAGGACTTCGGGTGCGGCTGGTGCGCCGTCCTCGCTCTACAACGCCGAGTTGGCCTTCAACGAGGTTGACAAGGTACTTTATTACGGCTACGGCACGGGCGGGGCGGGCGGCACCTCCGGCTCGGTCATCGCCATTGCCGGCGAGGGAGCCTTCCTGCCGTTGGCGGGTGCTGGCACAGCCACCCTCAGCAAGGCCGTCAACTTCACCGGCACCGTCGACTTCCAGGGGACCACCACCGCCCTGACCGTCACGGCCAACGACAACAGCACGAAGGTCGCCACCACCGCCTGGGTGCGCAACCAGGGTTACATCACCAGCAACCAGACCATCAATGTCTACGGGGACGCCACCGGTTCCGGCACCACCTCCATCACGCTGACGCTAGCCAACTCCGGCGTCACGGCTGGCACCTACACGAAGGTCACCGTCAACAGCAAGGGACTGATCACCTCGGGCACCACGCTGGCCGCCTCCGACATCCCGACCTTGACTGCGTCCAAGATTTCGGACTTCGACACGCAGGTGCGCACCAGCCGTCTCGACCAGATGGCCGCTCCCTCGTCGTCGCTGAGCCTGAACAGCCAGAAGATC